ATAGTTCCGTTCTTGATGGAATGCCCACGCTTTACAGTTACTACCATAACGATTCGTAATGTATTTAAGAGTAGCGTCTATCTGGCGATAAGGGTCTAGATCTCTGTAATGCTTAGATCTCATCTGGCCTAGTCCGTAATGGCTGCCGTTCTTAGCTAAGTAGTTCCATCTGGATTCTTTAGTAATGATCCTGTTAAAGCACTGGAACTCTTGATAGTTAATGATTCGACTATGAGAGTAGAGCTTTAGATGATCTATGGAATAGTTCTTAGCTGTTGCTTCTGGAATGCTTACTGTTAATAGCAGAGCCGTAAAGGCATAGAGCTTGGCCGATAGCTGTATTCGCCTTAGCGAGCTATCCGCCACAGCGGCTCGCTTTAAGCGATAACAGCGTACCGAAACTGTCAAGTTTAACAGTGTAACGAGCGTGTTCTTGGGCGTTGCGCACACCCTGTGGATAACTTCTGTGGATAACTTCATGGCTTACCGCCCCACCCATTACCCTTAAACACGATCCCACCAAGCGAGTAAATGCGCTTCATAGGTACAGTGCAATTAGGACAGTAAGGATCTCTGGCCAGTGTGTCCTCGATAGGACGCTTAACTTCTAGCTCTTTACTACACACTTCGCAGCGGTATTCATAGGTCGCCATTAGCTTCTCCAATTAGTGCCACTGTCATAGTCGAGCAGACGCAGCACTGGATCGTCTTTACATTCTCTGGAAGATTATCTGTAATCACACGAATGAGCTGATCGGTGTCCTTCTTGCACATTCGGCACTTAAAGCGCAGCTTGTCCATAATTACTCCCTTTAAGATTCTCGATCGGCTGTAGATTCTGTTGCGTTACCCACCAAGTCGGCTGCTTCGCGTGTTTGTATCGTGGACGCTTGGCCATGGCTACAGGTATCCAGCCCGCTAACCTGTAATTCGGGCTAGTGCCTACGACTAGAACAGCGACGTCACTCTGTCGATCGCCTTCGTAAATTATGAGCTGACCAGATTCGTAGCGTGTCCACTTTACTTCGATGAAGCTTCCGACATCTGCCGTCTTCTTAAACTGTGAAGCCCGGGGATCGAAGTCGATAAAGCCTAAGTAACGCGCTACTAAAATCTCGGCCACGATTGATTCGGCCACTTGCGCGACGTAATCATGGAAGCCGAGTTCTCTGTCGTAGCGACTGTGATCGTCTGCATGACCTTGGATCTGGGCGATTCGTTCTAGAGCTACTGTATGAGCTAAGACCTTATCTTCGATCGTCGGTTTAATCTTCATCTACAGTCACCGCAGAGCCAAGTTAACTTCTCTCCGCCTTGGCCCTTGGTATAACCGAAAGCGTCCAGCTTCTTTAGCTTGGAGCAGCTGTCGCACTGTTCGATTTTGTATTCTGCAATTACTTCGCCATTCTGTAAGAGCTTGGCTGTCATAGATTGCGGATAAATAATCTCGATTAGATCGCTCATCTTTAGACCTGTGGCTTCCACTTGCCATCGCTGGCTAATACGTACCAGAGCGGAGAACACTGTGTCGCCTTGGTCTTCTCGACGCAGAACCAGCCGCCCCAAGCCTTACCAGTCTTAGCTTCGCCAGTCTTAAAGATTCGATGTCCATGGCTGCACTGTGGAGCTTCTGGAATTAGCTCTCCGCCCAGCTGCTTAGCGATCTCGTCCATCGATGATCCAAGGCTAGGAATGCCGCTCTGCTCGGCTTCTTCTGCCGTCTTATAGCTTGGCACTTCGCCGAACTTCTGTGTCCATGGATCGTAATCGTCGGCCGTTGAGTTAGCTACCTTCGCGCTAATCGTCTCGACTTTCTCCATGTCCTGACGTGTAGGACGCTTATCTGCTCCCAGTAGTAGACCGATCGCTCTACCGATCGCGGACGTAACAGTGTCCTCGACGAAGAACTTCTTCATGTTGACGTTATAAGTAGCCACGTTACCGAATGCGTAATCCGTAGCTGAGGGATTGATGTCTTCGTATTCGCGGAAGATCATCGCTTGGATAAGGACGTAACCCTTCTCGGCGTTAAAGTCCACGATGTTCGTCTGGACTCTAGCTGTCGGGTGTGTAGCCCATAGGCGGGCAATTCTCGCGGCGACGTCTTCGTAATTGTCTAAGAAGCTCATTAGCGCACGTCCTTAGCTGCGTGACGTGATACAGCTCGACCGCGCTTAAAGCCTTCTCGCTGGCCTTCTTTATAACCGACTGAGTAGCTCATAGCTGCCCATAAGATCCCAGCTATTAGCATCATTACGATAATTGATAATTCGTTCATTACTTGCTCCCGATACTGGGAGCGACGTTCGCGCTCCCGATGTAAAGAGTGAAGCAAGAACGCTTCTAGGTCAAGATTCCCGCTTATCTGTCGGCGTGTCGATTGGTGTTTTCGGCTTGGACTTTAATCCATTACCCGCAAGAACTCCGCCTAGTGATCCAGTTAAAAAGATCGAAAGAGTCTTTAGAAGATCGATAAAAGCCGCATCGTTAGGAGCTTGTCCACCGATCGGCTGAGTGACGAAGATAAGAGCGTAAGTAATGCCAAGGGTAACGATCAAGAAGACAGCGGCTAAAGTCGAGCCGATGATAAGAATGAGAGTCGCGTGGACTTCTTCTGGACTACGGCGTCGAGCTGGGCTGTGGAGCTTCTTCTCCAAGGACGTCGCTAGTACACGTTCCAGTAGGGACGCACTGTGGCTCTTGGCATTCTGGCTTCGACCAGTTGTCGTATTCTTGGCATTCATAGCGAATCCAGCCCTGATAACCACAGGCAGAAAGCCCGACCGAAAGGACTAAGGCCAGACTTCCCGCCAGTAGTTTCCGAGTCACTTCCCCTGTAACCCGAAAGCTGCATCTTTAGGATTTAGCCAGCGCAGAACTACAGGCAGAACAGCGGCTAAACCAGCCATTCCGATCGCTTTAGGATCTTGGACGCCAGCCATGTAAACAGCCAGCGAAGCAGCTGCGAAGCTACGCGCCCAGCTTGCGAGTAACGGCTTTAAGTTTGCCATTAGTTTTCTCCTTCTTCGGCTTCGTTGCCGATTGAGTAGGTACTTCGACGATCGGATAATCGCCAGCATAAGCCACGAACTTAGGACGTCCGAAGCCTACGATCTCTTTACCGCTCCCGAATGCCCGCTCTTTAATCATGACCATTCCGCCGTTACGTTGATCGCCAGTTCCCGAAGTGTTTCCCTCGATGGTAATTACTGACTTCGACTTAACTCCTACGACGATTCCAATGTGGCTAATACGATCGACGCCATCGTGAGGAAAGTCCATGAATGCAAGATCGCCGATCTTAGGCTCTAGCTCTACCCAGCGACTTACTTCTTTTAGCTTATGCGCTCCCGCAGCTGTAGAGACCATCGATGGAAGCTTTACGCCCGCTTCATGGAAGCACCAATTAACGAAAGATCCACACCAAGGTAGACCATCTGCTTTAGTAAACTTTCCGTACTTGGTTAAGTTATCGCCTTCTTCGACTGTGCCGACTTCGGCCAGTGCTACTTCTACGACTGCCGCAGCTGTACCGATTGGATAATTCATTTGGCCGCTACGATCGGTGTAAATTGTTCCGCTTGCATAGCCTCATATGTTGGTTTAAGCATTGAGGTAAACTCTCCATTGCCTCGGTCAATAATTGCGTGTTCTGTAACCTCATTAGTCAATGGGTCTGTAATTTCAATAAATGTGATTTTATCCATTTTTATAACTCCGCACTAAATCCGATGTAGCCTGATGCTGATGTATTTTGTAAGCCGTACCAAACATTTCCAGTTAATCCACTAGCAACCTGAACCAATGCTCCCGAAGCCATAGGCGAACTGAAAGCACTACTCACAGTAATAGCAGTAACTGCTCTTAAAGTTGTATTCGGTTCGGTAATGCTTAACGCTGAAAAATCAACCGAACTAGGAGCGTTTGTTCGCATTGGCACAGGATTGGCAATAGACCCGTAAAGATCAGTTGTGCTAGTAGAACCTAAAGATGTTATGTAACGAGTATTGCCTGCACCTGTTTGAATACGCCAGTAATACCTCTGGCAAGCGGCTAATTCTCCTTGGATTGTTCCTGTTGCAGTTTGGAAAGCGGTAGCGACTGAAGCTGCTTCTAGTTGCCAGCCCCACGTGTCAAAGGTAAAAGTAGTGTTCATAAATAACTGCATATCTATCTCGAGGAAAGATGATGTTCCAATAGTTTTGCCGCTAATTGATGGAAGTGTGATTGTTCCAGTAAATCTTTGCCAAGAAGTTGTTATAGAAAGACTCGTCATTATGTTTGTATTCACCTGCGACGACCCGCCTGAACCAAAGTTTTGGATTAAAACAACCTGTGGCACGGTCCTTGGTGAATCAGCTTTAGCCCAGAAACTAAAAGTTACAGTTTGCCCAGCAAAAGTCGTAACATCTTCTATTTTGTATTGTGTTTCATTGTAGGTCATACCCGAACCAGCGACGGTTTGGTTTAAGCGCATAAAATAATTGCTTTCATAACCAGCAACAGGTGCAGTTCCTGGAGTAAATGCTTGACGAGAACAAGTGATAACTGAGGACGTTCCGTTACGACTAAAGCAAAAACGGTCTGTTCCTGAATAAATGTTATTAGCGATCGGAACAGTTATTGATGTTCCTCGTTGCCATATGTTCATATCACCATTAATAATTTTGTTTTTTCCCGCTGCAAAATTGCTTTGATAACGCAAGCCTGTGGAAGCGGACGAATCAGCGACGAGAGTTTCGCCATTGTTTCCAGCTGCTAACCGACTAAAAGCGTCCGCTCCAGTTCCCGCAATAAGATCGCCTTTAGCGTCGATCGCTGTAGCCATAGAGTTAGTGATCGTTACAGCTCCAGAAGTACCGCCGCCAGAGATTCCAGTTCCAGCCGTTACAGCTGTAATGTCGCCCACGTCATTAGTTATCCATGAGTAATCTAAATCTGTGTTAGAAGCTTTAGCTAAGATCTGTCCAGTAGTTCCGCCTTTAAGATCGACGAGTGCTGTATCTATGTCCTGACCAAGTGCCGCGATCGCCGTCGCGCCGTCCTTGACCAAGTCGGTCGACTGCGGAATGTCCCAGCCGAAGTTCGTAGTAGTAGTTGCCATGTTATGCCACCGATCCGATCGCGTTTTCCCATGTAAGAGTAGGGCTGATTGTATTCCAATACTCGGCCGCTGAGACTTGATTCCATCGGAGTGTCACTTGCGAGAACTCCAGCGGCGAAGCGTTTATCGTAATGAATAGCGAGTTATAACTGGCCCTAAAAGACCAGCCTTCGACGTAACCCTCGAAGACAGTGTCGACGATGTTAGCCGGAAGATCTGTAACGCGTAGCGGCATTCCCATAAAGATCTTTAAGAGTGCGTCGCGGTCTGTGTCGTCGATGTCTGGAGAAGCGATAGGGAACTCGATCGAATCGAAAAATGCGCGTGGATAAGCTTTAAGCTGTAGACGACGAGCTAGAGCCAGAGTCGCGTCCGCTGTCTTCTCGATGTTCGTGTCCCAGATTTCGGCGAACTTACCGAACTGGGAAATAGAAGCTAGATCGCTGTCTGTAAGAGTTGAGCCGTTATCGTAATTAACCGTAATAAAGTTTCGGACGTCGCCGCTTCGCGTAACTGACTTTAAGCCCACGCCGATTCCCTGAGTTGCTGAGATTTCGGTATAGCCATTAGCTGCGAGATAAGTCTGTCGATGTAATGCGTCGGCATACCCAATTCGGCCTGATCCGTCTTCGTAGAGATAGCCGAGTCCTGATTCTGCGATCTGACTGGCTAACGTGTAACTAGAGACTGGATCGGCTGCTCTGTTGACCATTTCGTATTGCCCAGGCTGATCGATCGATCCTAGTCCTACGTTCTCGGCGTTAGCCCATGTCGTCGTTGGATCGTACTGATACCACTGTAAAGCGGGAGCTACTTCGTTCCAGTTATTAAGAAGAAGATCCGAAAGAATGTTATAGACCTGAGTTCCGTCGTAGTCTTTAGCTAGAGCCAGTTCCCAGTTAGCGCGAGCTAGTTTAGACAGTGCGCCCAGTGCTGTAATTCGGGCAGAAGTAACGTACGCCGTCGCTCCAGCTGAGACGACGCTTATCTCGATGTCGCTAATAAACCCGCCGTAAAGATTGACATAAGCACCCGTAGAATCTTTAATCGAGATAAGGATCTCGTTACCGACTGTAAAAGGGTAAGAAGTGTTTTCTAGGTTAATAAGCTCGATGTAGCAATAGCCCGCGACTGGCTGCTCATAAACAGAAGTTCGGCCGCTAGTGATCTGAACGCTGGCCAGTGTTACTTCTTGATAATCGACGCCATCGATGAGAACGCGCCATTCTGGATTCCAGAGTGTCACGCGAACGCACCCGATCCAAGAGTTCCGCGATAGCTCGAATTATTAAGAACGTTAATGATCGCTCGGGCTGTACCTTCTGGGTCGATTGCGCCGTTAACAGTTAAGTTAATAACTGAGCCACGTCCGCCGCCTAAAGAATGATTCGGAGTAATTGATCCGTTACGGCCGGGCGTAAATAGTTCTGGCCCTTGCTCGCCGACCAGATAAGAAGTTCCCGAAGTAACTGGCCCACCCATGGCGCGCGCTCCACCGAACACCCGATCGATAAGACCAGAGATTCCAGATACGACAGGATTATCCTTAACTAATTTAATGAATGCCTTAACCTTATCGATCATGTCGTCCAAGAAGTTAACTACCTTAGAGACGCCAGTAATGACGGCGGAGATAGCTACGCCAAGAACCTCGAAAGCTACCTTTAAGACTGTTCCGATCGCTGGCCCCATGGTGTCGCGCACGAATGTAGCCACTGACTTAAAGAGAGTAAACAATGGCTGGAGATCGGTACTGTTCGCATTAATCGCGTCTTTAATCGTGTTAAAAGCATTTTTTAATCCTGTTAATGCTGGGCCGAAGACATTAACTAAAAACGGCCAGATGTAATCGACAAGGAAAGTAGTCCAAGCCTTAAAAGCTGGAATAACAAAATCCACGATTACCGTCTTAACATCATCTAAAGGAGATTTAAGTTTAGAACCTAATCCATCGGCCATTAGTGAAAGAGCTGGAATAACCTTATTAACGAACGAGCTAACCAGTGGAGTAAGAGCGTCTAGTACGAAAGAACCTACGGTCTCTTTACCTTCTTGGAAAGCGATGTTAAGTCGATCTAACTTTCCTTGGAAAGTGTCGGCCTTGGTAGAAGCTTGATTCTCAAAAGTATCGGCGAGCTTTTTAGTAATCTCGTCCATCGAAAGAGTCTTTAGCTGGGCAGCTGAAAGTCCTACGCCAAGCTTTCCAAGAGAGGCCGTATTGCCTTCGGTCGCCTTGGCCAGAGCATTAGTAACCGCTTCGAGCGACTTACCGCTACCCGCTGAAATGTCTAGGGCTAAAGCTTGGAGTCTCTGCGCTTTATCTACGTCGCCAGTAGCGCGAGCTAATCTTTCCAGCGATGGACGAAGCTCGTCGTCTGTAACTCCGAACGCTAAAGACGTCTGGGTTATGTAACCTTCTGTCGCCTTGATCTGGGCATTCGTCGCGCCTGTAACGTTCTTTAATGTAAGAGCGAGCTTTTCCTGAGCGGCTGCGTCTGCGATCGCTGACTTCACGCCATCGATGAGAAGCTTTCCCGCGTAAGCTGCGGCCGCCACTGTTGCAGCTGCGAAAGCGGCAGCGGCTACCTTGCCGAACTTGCCGATCTTGCTAGAGAAGCCTTCGACTTCATTCTGCGCGCCTTTAACGCCCTTCTTTAGTTCGTCGAAGTCCGCGTCGAAAGTAATCTTTACTTTTGGAATGCCAGCCATTAGTCGAGACCCACTTTCTTAATTACGCCCTGAATAAGATCGATGTATTCTTTCGCGACGATTGGCGTGTAATAGTCAACAGCTGGAGCGATCCAGTAGCCGCGCTTATTGCGCG